AGGCGCAATAGGTAAAAATGAAAGTTCAATTCCAGATGCATTTGTTAGTCGTTTAGGCGGCACAACATTTGTTATGGATGATGGCGATGATAAATTTTTACGTAAAACTAAAGCTGGAGAAGGGCCTCCGGAATATGCTAGTGTTGAAAGTGGAGATACTAGTGGTGACGTAAACATTCCTCACAACGAATTATTCCGTATACGTACTCGCACAGGGCATCAAATTTTACTACACAACAGTGAAGATTTAATTTACATTGGCAATGCTAAAGGTACAACATGGATTGAATTAACCAGCAATGGCAAAATAGATATCTATGCAGGTGACAGTATCAATGTACATTCAGATTACGATATTAATTTTGATGCTGGTAGAGATATTAATCTTAATGCCAAAGGTAGTATTAATATGAATGCTACTCAAGACATATTTGCTACGGCTACTAAAACATTTAATATCAAAGCCGGAACTGATGGAAAAATACAAGCAGTTAGAAATTTAAATTTAAAAAGTGCGCACCATATTGAAACAGCTGGCACTATTGACATGAACGGTCCAGACGCCGCCGCCGCAGTGGCCGCTAAGATTCCAGCAAGAGTTCCTACAGCTGAACCTTGGCCATTCCACGAAAATTTAGATCCAACATCGTTTACACCTGATAAGATTAAAGCAGTAGCAGTAGGAACTAAGCCATCAGCTAATCCTCCTTACTTTAAAAAATATACAACATCAACAGATACCTTTAATAAAGGAACAAAATAATGAGCGCAAATTCTAACTTATACAATAAGATTACACTGCCAGCAAAGCCTAATAATCCTAACATGGTTACTAAGATGTACAGAGGTTTTAGTACAGTTAGTACAGCTACGGAAAACTATAACTTATATGACTTTGATTTAATTAAACAAGATTTGTTAAATCATTTTTATATTCGCCAGGGCGAACGCTTGATGAATCCTACATTCGGAACTATTATTTGGGACTTGTTGTTCGAGCCATTAACTCCTCAAGTTAAGGATTTAATCTTGCAAAATGTTAATAAAATTATTAACTATGATCCTCGTGTACAAGCTGAAAATGTTATTATTACCAGCTACGATACAGGCTTACAACTACAAGTTACACTAAAATATGTGCCCTACAACATCCAACAGACGCTACAATTACGCTTTGATCAAGCTAATGGGCTAGCAGTTCAATAAAGTACGCACATTATTTTATACAATAAATACTGTACACTAGGATAGATCATGAGCTCAACCGATAGACAAAATAATCTTTTAATCAATCAAGATTGGAAAAAAATATACCAAAGTTTCCGTAATGCGGACTTTCAAAGCTACGACTTTGAAAATTTACGCCGTACAATGATTGAATATCTACGCACTAACTATCCTGAAGATTTTAACGATTATATCGAGTCTAGCGAATACCTTGCCCTAATTGATTTAATTGCCTTCCTGGGCCAAAGCATAGCTTTCCGTGTTGACTTAAATGCTCGTGAAAACTTCCTAGAACTAGCTGAACGTCGTGATAGTGTTTTACGTCTAGCACGTTTAATCAGCTACAATGCTAAACGTAACGTTGCCGCTCGTGGCTTATTAAAATTCAGCACAATACAAACAACAGAATCTGTTGTAGATAGCAACGGAAGAAATTTAGCAGGACAAGTTATCACTTGGAACGATCCAAGTAACACTAATTGGTATGACCAGTTTATCAAAGTGTTGAATGCAAGTTTGCCATCAACTCAACAGTTTGGTAATCCAATTGCCAAAGCTACAATCTACAGCATTCCAACAGAGCAGTATCGTATTCAATCTACAAATACTAATGTTCCTGTTTATAGTTTTACTAAGCCAGTAGCTGGCCGTAGTATGAACTTTGAAATTACCAGCACAACATTTAGTGGCGAAAGCTATATCTATGAAGAAGCACCTAAAGTAGGAAATCATCCTGCGTTTGTTTATCGTGACGACGGACAAGGTGCTGGTAGTGCAGGATCTGGATTCTTTTTTAATTTCGTTCAAGGAACATTGAACGCTGGTGCATTTACAATCACACAACCGAGCAGTAACGAAAGCGTAGACATTGCTAGTCAGAACATTAACAATAATGATGTGTGGTTATATAGATTGGATCAAAACGGTCTTGAATCGGAGTTATGGACACAAGTTCCTGCAACTACAGGTAACAACATTATCTATAACAGTTTAAACAAAACAATTAAAAATATCTACAGCGTGGTTACACGAGTAGGCGATGCGGTAAGTTTAGCATTTAGTGATGGCACATTTGGTAACTTGCCACTAGGCTCATTTAGAACTTATTATAGAATTAGTAATGGCTTGAGCTATACTGTTAATACTGCTGACATTCGTAATGTATCAATTTCAATTCCTTATACAAGTGTACAAGGTCAAACAGAAACATTAACTATCAGTTTGTCTTTGGCCAGTTCAGTTTCTAATGCAAGCCCAACAGAAACTAATGCTAATGTTAAAGCAAATGCTCCTCAAACATACTATACACAAAATCGTATGATTACAGGCGAGGATTATAACATTAGTCCATTAAGTGTAACACAACAAGTAGCTAAAGTTAAAGCAGTCAACAGAACTAGCAGTGGTATTAGTCGTTATTTTGACCTAAGCGATCCTACAGGCAAGTATAGTAGTACTAATTTATTTGCTGATGACGGTGTATTGTATCAAGATGTGTATACTAGCAGTTCAAAATTCTCTTATACAACTCGCACTGATATTACAGGCATTATCTACAATAATATATTTGATATTATTAGTAGTGTTGGCGTTAGAAATTTCTTTTATGATAAATTTACTAAAGATTTATCAAGCATTCCTAGCACTTGGTATAATGTTACTTCTGATAACAATGCATCAACAGGTTATGTTGGCAATAGTCAAGGAACACCAAACGTTTTAGGATCATATGCAACTAATGATTTAAAATACTTTACAGTAGGCGCACTAATTCAGTTTACGGCACCAGCTGGCTATTACTTTGACACCGCCAATGCCAATGCACTAGTAGCAGGAACACCTAGCAAGTTAGGTTCAACACAGTATTTGTGGGCACAAGTAGTTAGCATTAACAGCAATGGTACAGCGGCAGGTACAGGTGTGTTGTCTACAGGATATGGTCCTGTAACATTGAATCAGAACATTCCAAGTAAAAATGGTGCAAGACCTGTAATTACACAAATTATTCCAAGACTTAATCAAGTTATTGACAGTACAACTATTACTACAATGACAGATTTGATTTTTGCTAACAAGCCATTTGGACTTCGTTATGATGCATCAAATCAAGCGTGGGCAATTATATTTGAATCTAACTTGAATATTTTAAACCAGTTTAGTTTGGGCAATCAAGGCGATGCTACTAACAAACAACAAGACTCAAGCTGGTTACTATTGTTTACTACTGACAACGAATTCTACACAGTGACAACACGTCAGTTACAGTATGTGTTTGAAAGTGCTGAACAACTACGTTTCTATTTTGATAGTACAAGTAAAATTTACGATAGTATTACTAGCTCGGTAATCAAAGACGAAATTAAAATTTTAAATATTAACACACACCCAATTAGCACACTAGATCTAAATGGTGTTACACCGTTTACTCGTGACTTAACTTGGGAAGTTGTTAAAGAATTCACCGGCTTAGACGGATACATTGACAATAAGAAAGTAATTGTAAGTTTTTACGACTCTACTAACAACGGTATTGTAGATAATCCTCAACTATTTTTAGATATTGTTGCACCAACTTACAATACTTCTAGCAAATATATTATCCTTGAAAAGTATTCAATTAGTACAGGACAGGAAGACTACAGATATATTTCAAATAATAACATTGTTATAACAACGTATGCCAACCCAAGTGTTGTTCCATCAAACTTGAAAGTAGACGGGCAGTATTTTTATTTTTCAGAATCAAATATTGTAACAAAGTATAATAGTAAAGCAATCAATCCATTTGTTCCAACATTGGATTATAAAGTTTATGTAGGCAGAGACAACTTAAAGTTCCAATATACTCATAGTGCTGACTACGAATCAAGAATTGATCCAGGTGCAAGCAACATTATTGACATTTATATCTTAACTAAAGGGTATGATGTTACATATAGACAATGGTTAGCAGGCGCAAACGTAAGCGAACCGTTACCACCAAGCAGTGATGAGCTATACAATTTAGTTAGTCCTAATCTTAATTTAATTAAGAGTATAAGTGATGAGATTGTTTATCATCCTGTAAGTTATAAACTATTGTTTGGCCCAGGTGCAACTCCTGATGTACAGGCATTGTTTAAAGTTACAAAAAATACAAACAGCGTAGTGTCAGATAATGACATTAAAGCTAGAGTTATCAGTGCAATCAACACATTCTTTAATTTAGATAACTGGGACTTTGGGGATACATTCTACTTTACAGAGTTATCAACTTATATAATGAATCAACTTGCACCAGATATTACTAACTTTATCATTGTACCAAGACAAGATGGATTATACTTTGGTAGTTTATTTGAAATAACTTGCCCAAGCAATCAGATTTTTATTAACGGTGCTAATGTAGATGATGTTGAAATTATTTCAGGCATTACAAGTAGCAATATTAAATCAGTAACAGGAACTGCAATTACAACAGTTTCAGTAAATCAAAACGTAACCAGCGCAAACTACGGAGCAACTAATGGCTGATAGTACAAATCCAAACGGCACATCGGGTCTTAGTGTAAATTTTTTACCTAATTTTTATAAAACTGATGCCAATAAAAAGTTTTTACAAGCTACGGTTGATCAATTAGTACAACCTGGTACCGTAAAAAAGATTAATGGATTCATTGGAAGACAAAATTCAAAAGCTACTACAGGCAAAGATGTATTTGTAGAAGCGGCCGATGCTGTTAGACAACATTATCAATTAGAACCAGGACTAGTTGTTAAAGATTCATTGGGTAATACCACATTCTTCAAAGACTATATTGACTATATTAATCAATTAGAAGTGTTTGGCGCCAATACCAAGAACCATGCACGACTAAACAAGCAAGAATTCTATAGTTGGGATCCGCATATCGACTGGGACAAGTTTGTTAACTTTCAAAACTACTACTGGTTGCCATACGGTCCTGAAACAATTAGAATCTTTGGACAGCAAGCTAATGTTATCAGCGAATACACAGTAGATATTAAAGCTCTTGGCGGTATTAATCAGTACGTGTTTACTCCTAACGGTATAACAGTTAACCCTGTACTACGTTTGTACAGAGGACAGACTTATACATTTAAAATCAACAGTCCAGATAATCCGTTTAGTATTATGCTTGACCGTACAACTGGTCCACAAAACCGTTATATTATCGGCGGTATTGACAATTACGGAGTTACAGAAGGGACAATTACATTTACAGTTCCTGCAACCGCACCTAATATCTTGTTTTATCAAAGTGAAACAGATCCTATTCTAGGCGGCGCAATTGAAATTTTAAA